GGCTACGTCCTCAATCCTAAGTATCTGGGCTTCAACACCCTGATCCCTATGGGTGCTACTCGCCTTGAGAACCAAGGTGGCGGCGAGCGTGGTTTCATCGACGTTGCGGGAACCCTGTGCGTCAAGCATCCCCAAGCCCACGGTAAAATCGCTTACTAATCCAAACTAAGAAACAACATGAAAACTACAATTCAAGAATCGTTTAACGGTTTCACCGACATCTACAAACTGACTGCCGCTGAAATCACATCGCTTACCACTGGTCTGCAACGCACCATTGCTGTTATCCCTCCTGGTGGAGTGGTGACTGCCTGTGGCGTGTTTGAGAACGTGGACTTCGCGGGAACATCGACTGACCTCACGCTGGACGTTGGCACTACTTCTGGCGATCCAGACGAGATGATCGACGCTCTCGACCTCGACGGACTGACCAAAGCTGCCTTCAACACTGGAGACGTGCTTATCAATACCGCCGCTGGCTACGTTATCAACAACACGGCTTCCGCTGTGCCAATCCTGATTGAGCCTAACTTCACGGGAACCGTGACGGCTGGTGAATGGTGGATCGGTCTCAAGATTCTTGATCTTGGACTGCTTGCCTCGAATGCCTAAACCTAACTGGGGAGGGGGGTAAAATCTCCCTCCCCTTTCTTCTTTTTATGTTCGTTGACGAAGAGATCAATGCTGCCCTAGTTCGTGAGCTATGCTCCGGTCGCAAGTTCATCGAGAGCTTGGAGAAACGTAGGGAGATTGAAGCGGCGGCGGAAGCTAAAAAAATGCGTGAAGTGAAGTCCATCGCGGGGAAGCCCGTTGGTTCTATTCCGCAACGTGAGTATCTATTACTCGCAAACAAATACGGAAGTGAGTGCTGGGATGACCGCACCTTTGTCCGTGACTTTTTCAAATCACAATCACACCTTAAAGCAGGAAACATTTGATGCAGACGAGAACCTACGCTGAACTGCTTTCTTTGATTCAGTCCTTGAGCGGGGTTATCTTCGCTACGTTGGAGCTTGGGAGGATTAAGGCACTGATTAACCGCAGGGCTTTGAGGGCTTATCGCTCTACTAACTACTGGCCTCGCTTCCTCAATATCGGTGAAGAGAGGGCAGTCACTAACGATGTAGTCCCTTACACTGAGGCGGGGAAGGATTCGATTGACACTTATCTGCGTATCCATGTGCAAGCCCCCTATGTGACTACCTCCGTGCAGGAGTATGACATTATGGTAACGGCGGCTGGTGCTACGTTGGTGGCTGGAAACACCGCGCCCACTTCGGCGTTTGTTACTTACAAGAAGCAGCTTACCGATACCTACGGAGATAGCGGCGGAGAGACAACCGCGATTCCTGCTGAGTGGTATCAATACATCGCGCATGGGACGTATGCTGATTACCTACGGGCAGAAGGGCAGCAGGAGAAAGCCGTGATTGCCGACCAAGAAGCGGATATGCTGCTTCAAGAAGAGATGATTCGCATTGACGAACAACACACCTTGCAGCTTGTCGCTAACAGGATTTTTACAAACGCTAATATGCAGATGCGCTACTGATGAATCTTTCACTTTCAAATATGCTTGGCGGTGGCTCGCTTACGCTTGACCCAGACGCAAGAGCATACATTGCTGCGGTTGAGACTGCTGATGGGCAAGCTCTGGAACCTGCTATCCGCACCGCCTACGACCAGTTCATTCGCGGGTGCAAGTCTGACGGGATATGGGATGCGATTAAAGCATCGTGCATTCTCTCAGGCGCACGTTCGCTCTCCGGCGCACTGGTGCCGCTGGTGGGTGCCGCACCGACGAACAACAATTTCGTAAGCGGCGACTACGTTCGAACGACGGGGCTGGTGGGGAATGGGAGCACGAAGTATTTGGACACTAACAGATCAACTAGCTCTGACCCGCAGGACAACTTTCACCTGTCGGCATACGTCACCGCCGCGCATACACGCGGGTCAGCAGGAGCATACTTGGGTCATGGCGTTTTATCGGGCGGCACTGGCGACTCTAACTTTGGTCGGTCGGGGAGTAACCCAGCCAATATATTCATGAGAAATCGAAGCGCCTCTGCCGCCGCTAGTGCGGGCAACGGCGCAGCGACGGGGTTCATGGGGCAGTCGCGGGCTACGTCTGGCGCATATTCGTCGCGTGATGCTGGGACTACCACAGCAGCTAGGTTAGTCGTTAGCGGATCTCCTGCCGTTGAAAACATCAACGTATTTCGACTGACTGATGGCAACGCCTACACCAACGCCCGCATCGCCTTCTACTCCATCGGCGAAGCCATCGACCTCGCCGCGCTGGACGCGAGACTTGCAACCCTAACCGCAGCCATCGCCGCCGCTTTGCCGTGACCACCCTAGCCGACATCCTAGCTATCCCGTTGCCGAGCATCGACACCCTGCGGCAGACTTGGCTGGCGTTTCCTGCCATGTTGGCTCCTTTGTTGGAAGCTGCCCAAGCGGATCAAACCCTACACCGCGCCTCACCTATCGTGCTTTCCGACGGCAGGCTGGCGTTATGCGCGGACCTGCTAACCGAGACGAGCGCGGAAGGTTTGTTTTTGCCAGCATTTTCCCGCCTCAATCCTGAGCATTTCCCAGCCGTTGAAGTTTTAGACGATGCTTCATTCCGCGCTTTGCTTATCCCCTCACCTGCCGAGCCATGAGTGACAAATTTCCAGACAGAGCAGAGTTCTCCCTAGCTGGCATCCGCAGGGGAAGCCGGACGTTCCGCCTCACCGCTCCATTCCGCTACGATTCCCGCATTGGATGGCTAACCGTTCCCGCTGGGTTTCTGACTGATGGCGCGTCCATCCCACGGATATTCTGGTCTATCTTCTCGCCTACTGGCAGCTACTTTGAAGCCGCACTGATTCACGACTACCTCTATTCCAACGTAAGCACATGGCATATCGACCGCGCCAAAGCTGATAAAATCTTCTTTGACGCAATGGGAGATATTGGAGTTGGATGGCTTACGAGGAAAACTATCTACCGCGCTGTTCGACTTGGCGGGTGGAAGGGATACAAAAAAAGCAAGCTACAAGATGACTTCCAGCCAGATAAATAAGGAACTTTTCCATAGCGTAGTCGGGACATTCGCACCAATTTTGGGTGTCCTTACTTCCATGCAGGAGCAGATTGAATACGGGCTTCGTATCAGCGGTCTTGTTGTCGGCTTGCTTGCAGGATTGATTAGCTTATGGCAAATACTCAAAAAGCTGTGAAAGACCTTGTAAAAGAAATCATCCGAATCGCCAAGGCGGAAGTCGGCGTTCGCGAAGTCGGCAATACAAATTGCGGCGTTCGCGTGAACGAATACAAAGCTGCAACTTGGCTGAATCCTAAGAGGGGATGGCCTTGGTGCGCAGCCTTCGTGTGCTGGGTAATCCGTGAGGCTTTACTGGCATCCGGCACGAAGCAGACAAAGACGTTTAAGCGTCCCCGCACGGCTGGGGCATGGGATTTTGAGAACTGGTCTTTGGCGCAGGACAATAGCACTCAAACGAAGAAGCCTCCCTTCCATGACATTAAACCCGGTGATATTGTCGTGTTCACCTTCTCCCATATCGGCATCGCGGTATCCGCCCCTGACAAGAGGGGAAACGTCACAACCGTAGAGGGGAACACTGACTCAGCAGGATCGAGGGAAGGCGGCGGAGTTTACTTTAAGACTCGTCACCTATCGAAAATTCGCAGTCGTATCCGATTCAATCTTCCATCCGGCATGGGATAAAGTCAGGAAGCAACTGACCACCTTGGATTGAGTAAACAATCGCGCAAAAAACGGGTATTTCGTCTGATTTGAGCAACATTACACGCAAATGAAACCACTAAAAAGTAAGTCTAAAATCATTGTCCTTTTGTCCGACTTACATATCGGTTCAGTTGTCGGGCTTTGGCCATCTGATTTCGTATCCACAGAAGGAGTTCCCATTGGGCAGAACGCATTCCAACAATGGTTGTGGACTTGCTGGCAGGACTGCCATGAGTGGATTGCCAAGACCGTAGGGGATGAACCTTACGAGTTAGTAATTAACGGAGATTTGGTTGAAGGTATCCACCATCGGACAACTCAAGTAATGAGTGCGGATATTGGGGATCAATCATCCGCCGTCATTCAAGTTCTTGAACCAGTGACGAGCAAGGCAGCAGGTGTTCACATTATCAAAGGAACTGAGTGCCACACGCGCAATGACGAGATTCGTTTGGGCAAGGCTTTAGGCGCATCCAAGAACCCGGAGAACGGGCAGAACGCTTGGGACAATCTCGACATTGAAATCAACGGGACGCTTATCAACTTCGCGCACCATATCTCAGCAACCTCCCGCCCGTATCTTGAAGCTGGAGCGCATTCTATCGCCTTGGGAGTAATCACCCACACCCGTGCTAGGGTAGGCAAGCGCGTCCCCTCGGTGATCTGCCGAGCGCATCGCCATCGTCACGGAATCTGGACGGACGGAAACCAGGCATCTCTCATCACGGGCGCATGGCAGGGATTGACCCGTCACGGCTACAAGGTTGTCCCTGATGCAATCTCAGAACCTTCCTGCATTATCCTTGACACAAGAACAACCGACAAGGGAGACTTGCCCCTGTTCCACCAACGTAAATACATACCATAATGGCAAAGAGCATCCCGAAAGTTAGCGGCATGGACTGGATTGTTGAGCGATTCAGCCAGAAAAAAATAGAGCCTGACGAGTTTACGATAGAAATGGTCATGGCGAAAACCAAAGCATCTAGGTCGTCAACCCGCCACCGCCTGCAAAGAATGTGCGAAAGTGGCGAATTGACAAACCGGAGGCTGCTTATGAATGGTGTTTTCGTCAATGTTTACAGGCGAGCAACACCTAGTGCTTAGGTTTCTTTCCGCGCCTTAGCATCCTCCAACGCTAGTATCATGTCTTGCCGGACGGAAGCAATTCGCTTCGTC